TACTTCGCGTAGCCGGTGCAACAACATTAGAAGGTTTGCGTTGGGCGGGTTTAACCTCTACCAACGAATTATCCCCAAAGTTCTCAGGGAATCGCTTTTGCATAGTATCGTTGATACTACGGTAATAAATGTCAGAAGTGGGGTTGACTCCATTTTTGACAAGCTTTTCGTGTACACCCAATGCAAGACTTGTCATCTCATCATCTTTACCAAACCAAGGATTTGCTTCTTGCCACGCTTTTGCTTTAGCGTCAGGAGGCGTAACTTTAGGTTTAGGGGCATTTTGTTCAAAATCTACACTATTCTCAGGCGCTTGTACAGCTTTATACTGTGGTTTTCTTTCAAGACTAGAAGATAGTTTATATTGTGCCTCAGTCATTCTAGATTGAGCCTCAATAACCTTATCCGTATCTCCAACATCATAGGCTTCTCGATAATCTCGTTTAGCTAATGTTAGATCTTTTTCGTGTGCGTCTTTAATTGCCTTTAAATAATCTTCTTCGCCGCTACTAAGAGTAGACTTTAGCTTTTTATTTTCTTCTGCAATACTTCTTGCGAACCTAATAGCTTCTTCTCTCTCTCTATCTGCAGACTCTTTAGCACGTCTTTCGTCGTGATAGACTTTTTTAAGTTGTGCCATACGTTGTTTAACGCGCTCAGAATAATCATCTAAGGTATCGTTTTCCAACTGCTCAACAATTTCGTCTGGTAGTGGGTCCTTTCCTCGATCAACCGGAGGAGTATCATCCTCCTCTTCAATCTCAAACTCAGGCGCAGGTTCATTAGGCTTCTCCTGAACTACACGCTCAACATCAGCAGTAGATTTTTCAAGTTTAGCTTCTTTACCCGGATCTAAGTTTACCTCTACTTCTTCACCTTCGAGCTCAAGCTCATCCGGTATCTCATTTACTATCTTAGTCATTATCATCATCTCCGATGGTTGCACCAACAAATAAGTTGGTGTTTCGATTGCCTTTAGATAAATTCCAATACTGTGGAACTACCTGAAGGTTTGAGAGGCCGTGTCTGCCTCCTTTGCTCAATGGCACAATATGATCTACGTGCCACTTAAACCCAAAAACCTCTTCGCGTAACTTAGCTAAAGAGTAAAGTTCTATTAACATCCATCTATCGTCTGCTGTATGAATATCATTTACTTTATTTTTTGTTGCCATTCTTGTTGCTTTATAACAATTTACTTTTTCTGGATTAGCTTTTTTCCAAGCGCTTACACGCATTCGTTCTTGTTTAGCGTGTTTTTGGTAATAGATTTTTTGACTCTCTAATACCTTTTCTGAATTAGCCTCTTTCCAAGCTTTTCTCCAGTTATAAGCTTTCTTTCGGTTAGCTTTATAATAAGCTATTCGACTTGCTACAGACTTCCAGCCCGACAACGTTAGGCTCTCTCGTAGCCACGAGGATCAGAGACCACAGCTTCTACAGTATCATCATTAATAATACGAAACTCTTTGCCATGAATTTTTATGCGTGTACCAGAGTAAGCGCGAGTAATAACAAAGTCGCCTTCTTTACACCAAGCACCCGTAGGAAATCTTTCTTCATCTTTGTAAGCCAGATCTCCTAGTTTCATTACAAAAAGAACAACAGTAGAATGTTCTTCAATTCTTTTTACGCCGTCTGATTTTAAAACACCACTACCCTCATAAGCATCCTCAACTTCTGGGACAGCACACAATATACGGTAGCCTCTAACTTGAGGTAACACTTTGCTAAGGTTCTCTACGGCTTCTTTTTTAGTTTTAACTTCGGCTTTGGGTTTTATGGGAACACCTGAAGCAGATACAATAGCTTTATCGGCAGTAGCTATATTATTCATGCGCTATCTCCTTTACTAACTACTGAGTCAGTTGGGCTAGTTTCAAAATCATCTTCGCCTTTATTTATAGCTGTAATAATTTCAGATAGATAACTCTGAACTATAAGATACCCACGGACTTCGCCGCAAGCGTGTTGATAGCCACCATAATCTTTAGCCGTTCCCGCACTAAGATTTTCTTGGATTGTTTTTCTTCTTTCTTCTATTTGCGCTGATAAGTTCATTAGCGTTTCTATCATTTTGCATTCCTCTAGTTGGTTTTAAATTAATTACTCATCTTGTTGAATTTCTGTATCTTCTACTTTAGTTTCGCTACGTAATCTTTGTTCTTCTGCGCGTAGTTGCATATCAAGATCTTTACTTAAACCTTGAGCGCCTAACTCGGCACTTTTTAATACGGCTTTAGCGCGATTATTTTCTTGTTCCATTTGCGCGTCAGCACCAATCTTAGCGCCTGCTATTGATTCTTGTGATTCTATTCTTTGTTTTTCCAACATTAAATCTCGTTCAAACCCAGACTCCATTTTGTATTTATCAAACTCTAACTTAGCTTTATCAAGTTCAATATCTGCCATAGTTTTTTGAGCTTTAACTTGAATTTCTTGTTGTTTAATCTGAAGCTCTGCTTGTTGCATTTGTACCAGTGGATCTTGTTGTTGCTGTTGCGCTTGTTCCTGTTGAGTTTCTGCTTGGCCTTTCTGTAGTAGTTGTTGACCAGCACGAGCCACTAGACGAGATAGTTCTACTTCTACATCTTCTGGTAATACTTCATCAGGAGCTGGGAGTGGAACACCAAGTTGTTCTTCTATTTGTTTGCGATATTCAAATGCTATATGTTCGGCTATATGAGCCTCCATCGCTGCTGTGATTGCATTAGCTTTAGTACTCTGTCCTATCATCTGTGTAATCTTAGGATCTTGTATAAATGACATGTGTGTAATAATGTGAGCTTCCTGATCTTGGTATATAAATGCTTTAACGGGTTTACCATTAATGATATTCATATTCTCTGTAACAGGGTTTGCTTCTTTTACATCATCTTCATCAGGTATAAGCTTATCTATATTTTTAACGCCTAACACTTCTAGCATCTGACGGTTAAGTACAGGTAAGTCGTAGATGTCTGGGTTAGATTGTGCAAGCTGCATGACGGCTTGATACTGTACTACCTTCTGCGCCATAGTTGCGGCGTTAGGATCAGCAACAGGTATTAAGTTAACCTTATTATAGTCTTCTTGTTTAGCACCTGGAGTGCCTGTCGCTGGATCATATTGATAGTCTGGATCAGTATAATCACGAATAATATCTTTAAGTAACGTAAACTCTTTTTTCATAGAGTAGTAAATCCGCGCATTAACGGCAGACATTACTTTAAGTGTTCTTTCTAAGATAGCAAGCGTTGTACCTACAGGAGAGTTAGCTGACATATCTGATACTTTCATATCAGCAGCACTAGCAAACCTACGACCTTCCTCAATAATCTTATCCATCAACTGTGCAAGAACCTGACTGGGCTCTTTATAAGGAAGCGGCATTAAGTTATCGCGTATTGTTCCTGAAGGAGCATCTACATCTCTCCACTCACCTGGACCTATAGGCGTGTCATCTCCTTTGATTCTTAGTCCTCTAGCTTTAAATCCACCGGGCAGGTTAGAGAGTGTACCAGCATCAACAAGCTGCCGAAGTAGCATAGTCCCCGATTTAGCAAACCCCCCGATGAGATGAATTAAGCCGAAACAATAAAAACCAAATCCAGGAATGTAACCATAGTGAACGAAGTGTTGTCTACGTGTTTTTAGGTTATCTTCTTGTTTCCAATTACGGCGAATAGCTAGAATCTCCGTTGTACCTTTATCTATGGTTACAACATAAGGTAGTGCAATCCCTGTCTTCTTACCATCATCTTCGTCTTCGTGTCCTTCTAGATCAAGATCAACATTCATTTCTAAGATTTTATAGCGATCATCATTGGTCGCATCAAAACCCATTTGTTCTGCTATCTTCTTCTCTACTTCATCTAGATCATAGCCAGGATCTCCTAGCTCAACGTCACGATAGAAGCCTATATGTTGAAGGTTGTGTAATTCTTGTTTAGTTTTTCGCATTACATGAGTAACACGCTCTGCGGTCTCTAGGTTAGAGGCTCCGTAGGGCACTACCATGTCCTCTGCAGCGACAAATACAGATACCTGACGCTCTAGGCTAGGGTCATAATAAACCTTCTTAAATGCGTTCCCTGCGAGTCCTAGACCCCATAACATTCTTTCGTGCTCTGGACGATACTCAGGCATCTTATCCATAAGCTGGTAGTTCATATTTTCTTGTACACGAGCAGCAGATTCTAAACACTCTGGCGTTTCTTTGCCAATAATAGAAGTCTTAACCGGCCCCGCTGCTGGGAACGTCTCCATCATAGTTTCTGCTTGGAACTTAACGAGTGCTTCAGATAGGAGTGGGTGATATACAGCGCAAGCCCCTTCCCAAGGCTCACTTCTTTGTTCTATTTTAAGACCTAGTAATTCAAGACCATCAACATAAGTTTCTAACCAATCTTTTCTTGAGTTAATGTCGTTAGAGAAATCCTCTAGTAGGTCAGAGGATAGTTCAGCAAGATATTGTTCAGAACAGTCTTCTGCTAGGTTATCTGCAAAGGCATCTTCGTCTATTGCATTAGGGTCGATCACTATCTCTTTATCACCTATTCTTAGGGTAACTTCTTCGGGATCAACAATTTCAATTTCAATAGCGGTTTCTTCTGCACCTAGCTCCTCCATTCCTTTAGGTGCTTCATATAGTCCTTTGTCAATATCTGCCATTAGTTTTTCCTTGTTTATAACGCATATAGTCTTTTTCGCCCACGACTTCTGAACATTTGTTTTTCTTCTTCTTCGTCGTTTGGTAATCTAATAAATCCGCCCTGCCTAAATCTAGCAAGTGCTAAAGTAGTGGAGTCCACTAAGTCATCGTTGGCCCCACTAGGAAAATCGTTACATTCTTCTATAACCTCATGTGCCCAGC